CGAAGAAACCAAGAAGAGTATTGGTAACAAAGTTCTTAATCCAATCAAAGAATCCCATTCTTGGAAGAGATGGAAGATTCATCTTGAACTGTTTCTTTATAGTCTTTCTTTCTAAATCATTCTCTCTCTTTTGATATCTTTTTTCTTCTGTGGATTTTCTCTGAGCATCTTGTTGTTTCTTTTCAAAGGCAACGATACCTGTCATCAATTTTTCAACATCAATAACACTTCTCTTTACCTCAATGAGTTTCTTTTGCGAAACTTGTTGAGATCCAAAAGATGATGGAACTAGTTTTTGAGTATTAATTGCCATGATACTAACCTATCCCCAGTTGTGCTGCTTTGGATCTTCTACGTGAGTCCGCAATAACTGCACTGAATGTAGGAATCTCTCTGGTGGAAACTGAATCAGATCCATAACCACCGCCACCAGAAGAACCACTTGGAGTATTGACATACCTCACCGTGGTTTTATTCTGAATCGGGGGTGGAACAGCATAAGATTTATTAGGAGTATTTGGTGCAGGACCACCAGCAAATCTCATTGCAGGCATCATTAACGTTCCCGATGTTCGACCAAAATTCGGCATCATTAAGGATCCATCTCCTAAATTGAGATCACCTCCCATCATTTCCTTGATATCCTTAAGTAATAATGCGGCAGCTGCCGCCATTCCTGTAGGACCAGGAACCATACTTGCTGCTGCAAGTGTTGCACCAAGTGAGTCACCTTGAGAGGCTCTCATTGCAGTGTCAGCTGATCCCAATGCGATGTTAAGACCTGGAATGAATCTCCCAAATCCTCTGCCTAATCTGGCAAGAGGTCCTAATTTCGCACTTGTTAGTCCTGTGGTTAACAACTGCTGTGCCTTTGCACTATTAGGATATTTTGTCATAGCATTTTGAACAAGTCTTGCACCTTTAGATGCTTGAGGAGCAGACGTGCTCATCTCAGATAGTCCAAAAGCATTAAATGGAAGTCTTGTTCCAGGACCAGATCCTTTAGACATAGCAAGAGGTATTAAATCACCAACCTCGTCTGAGGATGATCTAAAGGTATCCATGAATCTTTCAAGAGCACCTCTTCCTGCCGATCCACCTTTCTGAGAAAAAGCTTGAGCAGCACTAGGAATGGTGTTTATATTTGAAGTTGGGGCAGCGAAAACATTCGTTGTTCCAAATGTATTTCTTCTAGATCCAGGGAGAAATCCTCCTTGACGAATGCTTCTACCTGCTGCTTGTGATGTCCCATGATATCCAAGTTCAAGCGTTCCTCCAAGTCCGCGGCCGCCAAATCCACGAGTGCCCTGCAATCCTTGCCTAGAACCCAATCCAAGCAACCTCATCATGGTTAATCCTGTTGGATCAGGTGGTCCCATGGGGTCCCCAATAGGACCACCACCTTGAGCAAAAGAAACACCACTTACAACTCTTGGTCTGTTTGTTCCTCCACCAGCAGCGTTCATTGCCAGCAAAGTGTCCAGTCCAAACTGTTGAACTGCTCCACGAGACATGACAAACTCACCGTCAGTAAGCATCGCAGGAATCTTATCAATTCCAGATTGACCGCTTACAAATCCACCTTCATTAAATGCTAACCCACTTGATTGATCTGCTATGGATGATGGTCCACCTTCTTTTGCTGCTGAGAATGGGTTATTCTCACTAAAATATTTTATGAGCGCAGCAGTCAAGGCACTAGCACCAATAACAGCAGCAATCTTTGGATTTCTCAGAGCAAAAGTTCCAATAGCTTTTAATAACCTGAGAGAAAGTCCAGTTACAAATCTACCAAGACTGTTTCCAAACAGAAGATATGCTGCGATTAACTTTGGCCATTGATCCCCAAGGAATCTAAAAATTGCATCAACTTTCTTTTTATTAGCAGGGTCGCTAAACCAACTAAGCAATTTAAAAACTGCTCTTCCTAAAAAGATAGTCACAAAGAAATTAATAATTTTATCAAGAATAGATTTAACAGGTGCAACAATTTTCTTTGCTACCTTTGTAACAACTGCGAATCCTTTTTCAAGTCTTGTCTCTCTTGCTTCTCTCCTTTTATTTTCTGCTGCTCTCCTTTCTTTCTCACCAGTTGCCTTCAGATTTGCCAGTTGCTGAATAAGTAAACCAGCAATTCTATCTAAACTCTCTTTGATTTCTGTTAGTGGATCACTATCACTCTCTCCACCACCTGCAGTTTTTTTAGATACTGCTACAAGTGATGTCCCCATTGAGGATTTTAAAGCTTTAATGTTGCCACCAATAGCAGCAACAGAACCACCCGTCAACTTAGAAGCACTTATCTTCTTTGACTTTACCTTGAATCTCCCCTTATCTTTCTTACTTCTTACTCTCTTAAATTCTTGTGTGACAAGTTCAATCTCTTCGGTAGGAATGGATGTCTTGGTCATCCTACCTTTTACCATCACCTCCTTGAGGAGACTGAGATAAGTTCCGTAATCCAGGTCAAATACATCCTCAAGACCAATCAGTCTAAGGATTCTAATATCAATTTGTTCCTGTTGATTAGGAGAACTTGGCATTTTGTTGTTCTTGCTTTAATTTTTCCTCTTCAAGATGATTCTGTAATAAAGTAACATAGATATCCCTTTCCCAAGGAATCATATTTTCTATTTCTGTCAAAGAATATTTATGGTACTGCATCAAGGCAAAATTAAGTTTGAAGTAATTCTCCAGGTTCATATGAACCATGCTCAAGCGAAAAAACTTGCTAAGCCCTCAAGTACTACCTCGCTTTCAATCTCAGTCACTGGGTTGAGAACCTTCACCGTATGAGACAGTTTAGGCATGGTCTCAAAGAACTTTTCAATTTGTTTAAACTGCGAAGAGTTCATCGACTCAAGAAAATCATTGATCTCTTTTTTGGTGCAGTCAGCAGTTGCCCAGACTTCTTCTTCAGTGAAGATCTTATCGATACAAGATCCAATCAATTCAAATGATTGATCCATCGCAGTCTCTTCATTGAAATCAAAGTTGTTCTTAATGAATTGATCAAGAGATGGATATCTCATCTCCATCATGATCGAATCATCAACTTTAATTTTGTTGGTGTGATCCTCATTCTTTTCAATTTGAATATCATCAAGATTAATCTTGACTGAGACATTGGTCTCACCATCATCAGGGCAGGTCACGTTGACATCAATCTCTTCACCAACAGACTTTCCACGAATGTTGAGGAACAGATATTCAATATCAAAAGTAGGCAGAGCCTCAACTTTGATACCTCTGGTTTTGATGCAACTCTTGATGACTGACTTGATAGCAGTTGTAATTTGCTTTGTGTCTTCGCTCTCTAAAGCAATTACAAGCAACTTCTCTTCCTTAACAAGAAAGGGTCTGTACTGAATGGTTTGTCCTGACGATGGCAACTCAAGTTCATAAGTTGGCGTAGCAATCTTTGGTAAAGGCATAATATCCTATAGAAATTTCAGTTGTGATTATTTATTACTCATTTGGACCGTTTGGATTTCCATAAAGAACTCTATTAAAACTTTGATCAACGATATCTCTCGCCTGAGAAGAGCGAGCTCCATTGAGTATTCTATTAGCGTTTGCGGAACGACCGATGCTAGCAAGAGCAGCAGCACCTCTAATCCTTTCTAATTCAGATCCACCACCTAACGTGTCTCTAGCTTCTGGGGGAGTGCTGTTTGGATCTGGATTTTCGCTTGCAAGGGATTCATATTTCTCATATTCCATTAAGTATCTAGTAAATGTAAACGAAACAGTGCATTTCAGAAGTTGTGAGTTTTCATAACTCACTGGAATAGAATTAATTGCGATTGGATATGCATTCAGAAATCTATATTGTAAGTATCTTCCACTGTAGTCTTTCTCAAACTTATTCAAATAAATTGCGGGAGATCTATATCCCTGTCCAGCACGTATGCCATCTCCAGTTCCATCAGGAAAGTTTGTGCGATAAAAATAATTTGGTGCTACTAAACCAGGACTTGAACTAATTTGTTCATTAGCAATATATTGCATCCATATTTCAAAGAAAGTTAATGATTCATAATCATGATCCACATAAAAGGTGAAACTTGCCCTATCATCATACAATCTTCTATATGCATGTCTCTCTGTTACGCCAGTAAAGTTATTATTAATTTCATGAGTCGCTAGAGTTGAACCAGGAATAGAAGCTTCGGAACACAATAAAGAGAGTGTCTCAGAATCATATGCTGCTCCAATGCCAGCACCTGCCTTTTGTATGGCAAAATTTCTTACTGGTTCTGGTGGATTAAACCAAACCTGAAAATGAGAAGTAGTTGCAGGTCTGAGCAACTTCGCCTTTATATTTGCTATGTTCTTTGATGACGGTTGTGGAGCTGCCATTTATAAATACTTTTTGACCTTGTATATTATGTAGGCAGGTTAATGGCAGAAAGTATAAAAAGTAAGTATAAACCATCCAATCCAAAGAAATATCAAGGAAACTCAAACAATATTATCTGTAGAAGTAGTTGGGAAAGAAGATTCTGTAGGTGGTGTGACCTGAATGAGAATATTGTTTCATGGGCATCTGAAGAGTTCAGTATACCATATGTTTCACCAGTTGACAATAGGGTGCATCGTTACTTTCCAGACTACTTGATCAAAGTTAAAGAGTCAACAGGTAAAATCAAAACTTATGTGGTTGAAGTAAAACCAAAAAAACAAACTGCACCACCAAAGAAACCAAAGAAACAAACCAAGTCATACATTTATGAATGTCAAATGTATGCTGTCAATCAAGCGAAGTGGAAGGCTGCAAAAGAGTTTTGTGAAGACAATCGTGTTGAATTTAAAATCGTCACAGAAGACGAGTTAGGTATCAAATGAACAGAATAGAAAGGATCAGAGCAGACTTAAACAACAAGACTAATGATCCCGAAGAAATGATGATAGAGATCATGGATGCACTGAAAGATACAGTGACTCCTATTCCAGATGTTGGTAAGTATTATACATTTGTCTATAACCCGAAGACACCTAACATAACATATGATCAACATCCACTTATTGCCTGCACTGAAATATATCAATGGGGATTCAAAGGTCTTAATTTTCACTGGGAAAAGACACGAAGTTATACCTGGGAAGAACTTGCAGGGCAACTCTACATTGTTGACTATGTAGAACTAGATGATTTACTTTCTATACCTTATGCAAAGTTCCGTCTAAATAAATAAAAACCTTTGTCTGATGGCAGATAAGACAGCAACTTCAGATACTTTTCCGAGTGGTGGTGAAAACTACATAACTCAAACGAAGTATAGATTAGAAAATGGAACTGCGGTTAGTGGTAGATCGGATGGGAGCACCGTTGACTTATGGCAACAAGTATCTGCCAGTGACTATGGTAAGTTAGATATACCAGATGATGAAAAACTTACAACTGGATCTCTCAGTGTCACTCCTGATGTCGCAAGCGGTGGAGTAACGTCTAGTGATACAAGAAAATATTATAAACTAGTTGGGCAATACAATACCGATGGATCAAAAAAATGGTCAACAACTGCGTCCACTACCGCAGAACTAACCAATCAGATGGTTGATAGAAATAATGGAAGACCATCAGACTTACTAAAAGAAGCTCATAACTCATCAGAAAAAGCGGTAGCAAAGCAAGCAAGAATAAGTCCATCTAAAGCTAAAGATATAATTAATGCGACAACTGTAGAAGATCAAGGGAGACAAGAGCTGACAGGAAGCATTGCACGATCTCCAGTAAAAAAAGGAACAAGAAATACTCCTGATTCTTTTGGTGGTGACATTATGAGATATCCAACGAACATGTCTCAGGAACAGGATAAAATAAAAATAGACATGATCAAGTTCATTCCCAAAAAACTCAATCCAAGTGATTCGGGATTTGGTGACAGGAGAGAAGCGGGGATCAAAGATATTATAGGCACAGTAATGCTTGCGATACCTGGTGGAATCAGAGATGACAATAGAGTCAATTGGGGGTCTGCAGATATGAACGCTGCCCAAGCAAAAGGAGCTGCCATTGCTCTAGAGGCAATCAGAGGAGACGGTAAGGGAGTCGCATCTGGGTTGGATGAACTTAGAAAAGGTATAGAAGATCAGAATGTAAGAGATGCCATTGCTATTGGATTTGCAGGTGCAGCAGTGGGAGCACAAGGTTTACTGGCAAGAACACAAGGTGCAGTCATAAATCCTAATACAGAACTTTTATTTAATGGTCCTGCACTTAGAGCATTCACATTTCAGTTCCCGTTTTCTCCCAGAAGTCAAGCAGAATCTGTAATGGTTCAAAGAATTATAAGATTTTTTAAACAAGGAATGGCAGTTCAAAGAACTGAAAATGCGATATT